AAGTTTGCCGATGGCGCCTTTGCTTTACAATCTGCCTTTTCAGATAAATGTTTACCGAATACGCTAACAAATGACGGTATTAAATATGGGTTATAATCACATACAGGATCATCGAACAACATAACACACTCATCAACAGGTACTTTATCCTGATCTGATTTCCATGTAGAGAATACTATATCACAATCGTCAAACTGATCCCAGAGAAGTTTATGATTTTCTTTCCAACCTTTCCATACTCTGTATTGCCCTGAATAAACTATTACGACTTTCATTCTATTGATACTCTATCATATCCCAATAAAGCGAAGTCATCAGAGTACATATAATTAATTAAGTTTACATCCATAGAATTTAGATAATCCCACCAATCTGGTCTAGGTGGTTTATTTGCTCTATTCATACCATGAATACCAGAGCGTGTTGAATTAAGATCTGGTAATCTTATAGGAGTCTTCACGAAGGGTAATTGATTGAAGTCTCTTTGTATAGATTCAAAATCAAGAGTAGCATCAATCCTATTATCCATGTAGTAATCAGATTGCTTTTTTAATAGGACAGATAGTTCGGGATTATCGTTGGCAGTCATCATATCAAAGAACAATGCGTCACGATATCTCCACATATTCCAATCATTCTTAACAAAAGACCAATAGGTTGACATTGCACGATCATAAGGATTTCGCTTTACAATAAAAGTAAAGTAGTCTTTACATGATAATGGTATTATATGCGAATGTTCGCCGTGCTTCTCACAGTCAGGATACATATTCCGCAATGCGGCATATATACTGCGGGTACCAGTCTTGGATGCTGCTAAAAATACTATCTTTGCTTTGTGAGATATTAACATACTTAGATTTTCTTAAATACGATATCAGTTTCATGACCATCCTTGCTTTCGATCTTAAAACTAAAATTGTTATTAGACAAAAATTCAGTTGCAGTTTTTGTATTATTGTTCGTGTTTTTATACAATTGTGTGCGCTGCGCCACTTCTATTCTACCTTCTTCGACACACGAAATGTATTTACCAAGACTCTTTAGTACATTAACATCATTGCCTTGGGCATCACAATGTAGATAGGCAATAGCTCCATCAAAGTTATGTTCGTCAAGAAATGTTTCTAAACATATTGTTTTTACTTGTACAGTCTCGACTATATTAAAGTCTGGTCGACCTTTCCACTTCTCATGAACATCATCTGCGAACTCATATAGACTACTACATCCATATGGATGTATTTTTCTATTAGTGCCGTCGGTAAAGACACCGTTAGGATTACTTAGATGAAAATCTGCAAAGCCGTCATTAACATCTACTGCTGCTTCCATAATATGTACATTAGAATTCTTTTCAAATCTTGCAGTTGTATGCTTGTACATTTTAGGGACAGGTTCAAATCCGTATACAGGTAATTTAAATCTCTCTAGTAATCGGGCAGTATCGAATCCGTCACTCATACCAACTTCTATTACAATGCGCCTTTCCAATATATTAATCTCCAAAGTTCTTTAAATAATACTCCAGATCTTCAGGAGTTCCTAGTCCCCACATCTCATCTGCTTCGTATATACGAACGTTCTTACAATCAGCAATCGCCTCGTTGAATACTGGACAAACATAGAACTCATTATTTACTCTTGTGTTATTAGCAATCATCTGATCGGCGTACTTCACAAAATCGCTACCATGTTTCCAGTAGTAATAACCGACTGTAGCATTGTCGCTGATAGGATTCTTCTCTGCAACTTCGGTTACAAATCCATTCTCATCCACTTTAGCAAATGACCATTTAGGATGAGTTGCTTTAAATGTGACGATGCCACCATCGGCTTGAGTCTCTTGCATGTTGTACATAAACTCAATTGGATCCCACTCAACATACTGATCACTGTTAGCAAAGAATAAAGGAGCATCGTTGTCAATGATATCGCGGGCGAGAAGTGCTGTACATGCAGCACCTTCAGTGATACCATCTACCTCAACAATAGTGCTGTTAGGAGCAATAAGATCGAGCATGGTGTCGATGTTGTACTTGATTCTATGTTCCTTCTGCACAACAAAGATAAAGTGTGCGTCAAGTGCCAAGTTATCCACAACTACTTGAATCATAGGTTTATCGTTAACTTGGATAAGCGGTTTTGGAAATGTATATCCTGCTTGTGCAAATCTAGATCCAGCACCTGCCATTGGAATCAGTACATTTAGTTTATCAGATTTCCATTTATTCACGATTTTTCTACTCACTAGATTAGGTAAAATTTTCTCACGAGTCGTTTCATTTGGACTCTCTACTCTTATATATGATGCTTTTGATCTTGCTGCTGCCAGCAGACCTGGAGGTGAGTCTTCGATGATCATCGTCTCTTCTGGAAGACTACCCATCATAGACATCGCTTTCCAGTATATCTCTGGATGTGGCTTAGAGTTTTTGACATCTTCGTTGGATAGAATAAGGGTACAATGTTCGATTAGTCCAGTCTTTGCTAGAGCAGTCAAAACAGTTCGCCGAATGGAGTTTGAACATACTCCAATCATATATCCTAAGGCTTCCAGCTCTTGAAACAGAAGTTTGATCTCTTCTATTGGTTCCAAATCCTGCATCAAAACCATAGTTAGACGCTGCTTCTCGTCAAATATCTTTTGATGCAATTCGACGGGTAGACCAACTCGTTCTGTTAATAACGCAAGTTTCTCATAAGTCTTTCGACCATCATATAGATTACGATGGTCACTAATAGAGATGGCGTAATCTTTGCCCAATGCATCATTCAGTGCAAGATAATGAATCTCTTTGGCATCAATAAGAACACCGTCTAGGTCAAACAGGATCAGTTTAATCATTTGTAGTTACAAATATAGTCGGTGCAGATACCAGAGAAGTTAGTAATATCAGAAGAATATTCTTCTGGTAAAACGCATATTGTAGTTGCTTCAGTAACAGGAACTTTTTTTCCTGGGTAGCACCATATCCATCCTCGACTAGTTAAAGTGTAATCATCTCTCTGATGCCAGAAGCAATGGAAGTCATAGATCGTCAATGAAAAGTGTGTAAGAGCTTCAATATTCTTACAGTGTATGATCATATTACCACTATTCTGCAATAAATAGTCGAAACTAACTTCGTTACTTGGATACAGATTTTCGTCGTGAGTCATATAAAGTCTGTCATCGACTTTCCAAATATCAACTTCTACTAGATATCCTCTATCAATTGCGGCATCGACATACACTCTCGTATTTTCGAATTCGTAATTTGGACCGTCAATATTACCTCTATGTGATATTTTTATCATTATTTGTACCAACTCACCAATACTAATCTTTGTCCACTCTCTACTTGAGCAACTCCGTGTGTTACACGACTATCGTACATAATTGTTTCGCCTACCTTTAATTTAGCAACCATAGGGATTTTGCTTACGCCCACTGGTGCTCTACCTCCCTTCCCTCGCCTTGCGCCTCGGTCTGACGGTCTAGATTTCTTTTGATATCTTTCTAAAAAAATAGTTTCCCCACCAACTAAATCCTTCTCTTCGAGTAATGTCACTGCTGTCATTTTAACAACATCATCATGATCGATGTGCAAAGCAGTAAATGCTTCTTCTTTATACATGACAAAATAGTGACTTTCTTGAGATAATCCTATAAAACGATCTATCTTTTGTAATACAGGAATCTCCGATCTATTTTGAATCTGGCGTTTATCTACATCAAATAGATTATAGTCTTGATGCATAAGTTCTGCCTTTGATGCATGAAATAGCAGTATGATATCTGCTATTTCTTCATCAGTAAATATCTTTTCAATTCTAAAAGCGGGCATTTGTTCGTATCGCTATGCCTGTATATACGCCAGGGCTATTATATATTGTTGATAGATTTAAGTCGAGAGGGAAATAACCGAGGTTTTCAAACAGTTTTCTCCACTGATTTTTAGTCCATCGTATAACATGAGTAGGATCTACACGCGATACATTAAGAACATAATCTTCGCCTTCGTTCGCGCATACGGGCATACGGAAAACGATTAGCTTTGTTCGAATATTTAATAAGATACGCTCAAGATCTTTCTCAGGAATATGCTCAAATACATCTAGCGCGAACACCATACCATGATCTAATTTAGTGTCAATTTCTTTCTGAACTTTATGTCCTTGTGCAGATGCTCTCTCTAATGCCCAATCAGAGATATCCACTCCATAGACATCTCCATACTTCTCTAGACCTTTCATGAGAAATCCAACAGCACATCCAAAATCAAGAATTGGCGGGTGTGCCAGATCGAAGGTCTTCAGATGTATCATCACTTCATCAGCAAGTTTTGTATATCGATCTTCACGACCAAGATAGTTTGTATAATTATTAGATTCGTAATATGACTTATCAAATTCCATTATATAGTTACCATTTATTAGGGAAAATTAGGATCTTCCATTGGTTGTGATACTGTATGTAGCAGTTTGTTATTGTTATAATAAAAGCACTTGACGCACGACTTGTCCCAGTCACTACCGCAGTTGCCACGTACTTCATACGGGTTGCCTGTCTTTGCATAGTTTAGATTTGCGGTGTTCCATATCGCTTTGATGTCTTTAATATCACCAAGAGAATAGTCCAAATCATAGATTCGATTCTCTAGCACATGACTTGTGCAGATATAGACTTGATACGAACCACCTTCAGGATGTGGTGCAATGTATGGACGAACTAGTCCCACGTAACATCCGTCAGAGAATGGTTTATCTTGATCCCATATCTCTTTGATAAAGAACTTGTCGTGCTTGTCAAGTGCATCAATGATGGCACCAAATCTGCCACGTATCTCTGTGTTGTGTCCTGACAATAAACAGTTACCTGCAATACGACAGAATTTAACATTAGGATTTAACTCAATCAGTTTAGCAATGCGTTCAATGCTTTCTACTGTAGTGCCTTGATAAGGTTTGTTCGTGCGAGACAACTCATCAGGACCATCACCTGTGCTATCATAGATGATATAACTGAATCCCAACTTGCTGTGAGGAAATGATCCGAAATCATACTGCTCTGGTGCAATGCGTTCATCTAACTTAATCAAAGAGATACGAATCCAGTTAATGTATGGATACACTTCTGGATTCAGATGACGTTCAAGTTTCTCTGTGTTAGTGATAATACCAATATCAAATCCACATTCATGTGCAAACTTAATTACATCGTTAATATTCTTCTTAGTCTCTTTATCGCGATACAACATTGGATTACCACCACCGGTGATCTCAATACTCTTAGCGCCCAAATCTTTAAAGTCAAGAAGAAGTTGCTTTACTTGTTCCCATGGAATGTAACTCTTCAGAGGTCGTGCCGCAATAGAGCAGAACGGACAATCACTATCACACATCTCACATAGAGACAATTGAACTGTGACTGGCTTAAACTTATCTTCTATCTGTATGGACGCCAGAAGATCCGCATGTTGAAGAAGTTTATCCCCCCATGTGCTATACTTCTGTGTCTTGTCTTCGTATGATTTCATATATGTCTCATTAATTCTTGAACATTCTCACCGCTGTTTGGTAGTTTGTCCTTTAAAAAGAAGTGTACAAAATAACATTCGGCTATTTTGGTATTAGCAGTGTACAGACCATTCCATCTCCAGTCAAGAGATTTAAATGATACTTTATACTTTTTAATAAACCAGTTCAGTAGTGTCTGATCTGTGCTCCACTTCCACGCACCCTTTCCATCAACAAAATCTTTAAACTCTACACGATTTAAAAACTGCGTAGCAGTCTGTCCCTTCAGATATGGTTTGAATAACTCACAGTTTAGTAAGATGAGACCCATATTAGCAAACTCATACCCAAGACGGTTGGGATTAAAGTCGACACCCTTTGTGTGTAGAGTAGAATACTGCATATGAGAGTAGTTCACAATCTTATGCTGATACTCAAGACTATTAGGCATATCTCTTTCTACACAGGCACCATATGCATGATCTGTTCCGAAATCATCAAAGACATTTGGTGCATCGTCTTTGATAAAGATGTCAGCATCTACAATTGCTATCTGATCATATTTATCAAGAAGATCAAATGCATTTTCTTTCTCGTAGATAGGAAGAAATCCGCCATACTTACCGTATGATTCGGGACTTCGATTCGTAGAGAAGATGTCAGGCTTGATTCTAAGTTTAGGTGTTGTCTGCACAATATGGTCGATATTATTTTTTTCACAATATCGAGAAACACTATCAACACAAGTATCATATAACTTAGATGGTTTACCTATGCTTACTTGATATATCAATCTTTTCATTTATTATGAACCACTGTCACGCCTATTTTAGGATCTTGTATTTGCGTAGTAGAAAACATAAACCATTTTCCATAATCATCACAATTACGATGAATCCAAGCATCCGAGTTATATTCGATCGTCTTTGAATTATTTTTTATACTACAAAGTATTCTAGCACCTCGAGGAGTTATATAATACGCACCGCCTGCCAATTTAGCAGTTTTTCCGTTAGGTCTAGTCACGTGCGACAAACATACAATATTATGATTGAAAACATCTTCGTCTAGATAATCTAATAACATAATATCATGTTCAGCAACAATGATGGGAGTATTGAGTTGTCTGCATAGCATCCAAGAGTGGTAATGACTGTACCAAACCGCTCTTTCGGTTTCAGTAAACTCAACAGCCTTTCCACGTCTGCGAGTCTTTCTGGTTATATTTAGAGTATCCGCATCAACGATATCTTTGGGGGTTAGTGCTTCGAAGTGTCGTACTGTATAACCATGATCTATCCAAGATGGAGCACATATGTCGCGATAATGCATAGAGATTGGATTATCAGCAATCGCGATCATATGTACCTCAGGTCTCATCGATATTCGTCCAGACTAAACTCAGTACCATACATCTTATGTAGATCACGCTCATGATTACTGTACACTAGAACTTCAGGATCGTCAAGTAAAAAGTCACACGACTTACAAAAATCAGGATAGTTTCCTGCGGTGTGATCTTCTCTAAGTTGTGTGTAGGCAGGACCATTCCAAATCTCTTCGATAGTATTCTCAGAGCAGTGACCAAGAACTGCTTCTTCATCGCGACCTAACACTTGACAACAAGGTGCAACTGCACCGACTTTACCGTCTAAACCGCCCGCTCGAATTACCACATCAGGTGAGAAGGGTCGACCGCAAGTCTTAACATCACCTTTTCGTGCATTGTTTGTCAGTCCATATACACCAGACCAGTTGTGCATCTTCCAGATTTCAGTCTTAACATCCAACTCTTCAACGATCGCTTTATATTCAGCAAGTTCTACTTCATAATTTTCGTTGTCAGTAATAAGGTGATATGTAGCGACGGTGCATGTAGAACCAGAGGACTTAACATAGTCTCGCATTTCGCGAATGTTCTTCTTAATAAACTCATAGTTTGATCCTCGAGTATTATGCATCCATTGTTGATACTTTTCTGGATTAGAACCGATAAAGGAGAATCTAAAGAAGTCGAGCCCAGCATCTACACAATCGCGCATAAACTGACCGTGCATTCTGAAACCATTAGAGAAGATGACACACTCCGCGCCAACTTTTTTGACAATCTTAATATATTCAGGAAGATTCTTGACTAGTGTTGCTTCGCCAGAACCATCAAGATTAACTACACGTAACCCATGCTGTGCGCAATCACGCACATAATCTTCAAACTCTAATAGATTCATCTTGCGAAGAAAGTCTTTGTGACGCCCACCCTGCTCATTTCTTTTATCTTGAGGACACATCGTGCAAGAGAAGTTGCAGCCTCCTTCAATTTCAATTACTGCTCTATCAATTTTCATAGGTATTTGCTTTCATTAACTATAGAATAATATATAGTATACACTATAAGTCGGGAACTTGCAACTCATTTAGAATAAATCTTCTATACGTATCTGCGCGTCGATCTAGATGTTTTTGTATGTTAGGAAGTTTATCTAGATAAGTAAAAATAGATTCACCGCGCTTGTCGATATCAGGCTTCTTAAAATTCACACCTTGAGGATTGTGCATATTGATAATGTTATTATCACCTAATGCTATCACTGGTTTGCAGAGATTCTTTGCAATGTACTGCCACATACCATCATAGAATATACAGAATCTCGAGGTGTTGATATGATAGAATGCTTCGCGCACAGGAGTTCTATAAGTCAATTCTACCAGCTCATATCCTTTGTTAGTAAGTATTTCTAGTATTCTGTCCCAGTCTTCTGGATAGAATATACGTTTCCAACCATAAGGAATTTCGGCGTTGAACTTAGGGCGCCAGAACACAACTTTCTTACTATCTTTGGAGTCGAACCAGACATCTCTTCTGAACGTCCACGAAGGAATACCGTCAAGAACATCTCTTGCTCCAGACTTGCGTTGAAATCCCTTGTGTCTTAGCCGAACTAGTTCTTCATCAGTCGAGTTAAAGATATGATTGACTTTTACTGCCGCACAATCATGATAGAAAGAGTGTAAATAATCGGTGCGTTCTACAATCGTTTCAGGATCTTCAAAATGATGAAGATGATCAGGTCCATGAATCCAATGCACGTTCATTGTGGTAAAAGGTATGTCACGATCCTTTCTTGCAAGATGCGTAAGCATATGAACAGCATTTAGACCGAAGAGTATATCGCCGACACCAGGAGTTCCCTTCCAATGTACTGTACCACTATCAGTAAATAAGAAGGGATGATTTTTCCATGGTTCGATGTACTCTTGTAATGCCATTACTTATTGTTGAGATTAAAATTTTGGCTTCTCTTTTCATTCGAGATGAAAAATTTAATAGAGTCTTGTGGATTAGACACTTTATCCTTTCCTTTACCAAAATTCTTTTTTTTGTTGCGCGGGTCGAATCTGCTGTACTTTGCCACAATTTTAATGACCTTAATCCATGTATGCTTTAAAACACGCCGTTATGCCAAGTTTTCCAATCGCTTCATCAGACGTTCCGCACGATTGCCGACTTGACGATACCAAGCGCTATCGCGACCTTCTGGTGCTGCGCCTACATAGTCGCCTTCACGTAGTTTCTTGTTGAAGTTGTTAAACTTACTCAAACGTGGACGTCCAAGATTGAAGAGCATGTTGACCAACACTTCTTGAACTTCTCCAGGGAAACCTTTCCATGACTCGCCGTATAGTACAACACATTCTGAAACTGCTGTTTCGAGATCCTTTTCGAAACACTCTTTGACACGCTCTGGCAAAACTGGTGTTCCCACGTCTTGTCCATGCTCTGGATCACTTTCAAGTACCAAGTGTCCGACACCGAACGTTGAATATCCAAGATGGTCTTTGTAGATTTCATAGACAACACCCTCGTCAATCTTTAGTTGTTCAAATACACTTTCTTTATTCATTATCTTATTTCCATATGTTCTTTAGTCATTATATAGTCCCTTACAAAGTCAGATCGTACAATATCTTCCCATGTGAAAGTGACTGTTGTGAAGCGGTTCATCTGATCAAGTATACTTAGAAACTTGTTGATGCCGTCTTTTTCTTTAGCGTTTTTGAAATCTGATTGGAGATAATCGCCACAGAACATGATTCTCGTGCCTTCTCCTACTCGTGTAATAATCGAGTCTAATTCATGAAATGAACAGTTTTGACATTCATCAACAATAATAATGCTATTGTCGTATGTCATCCCACGTATAAACGATGTTGAATCAAACGAAATAATTCCGTTTTCAATGAGATTTTCCCATGCTTTGTGGTCTTCAAACAACACAGAACAAGCAGAGCGGTAGGGTCCTGTGAAGGCATCTAGTTTCTCTTCGAGTGTTCCTGGCAGAAATCCTACATCTCTGGTAGGAACAACCGATCGAATAATCTTTACTTGATCGTATTGAGTACCTTTATCCATTACTTGCTCAAGAGCAAAATACAATGCCAGAAATGTCTTACCTGTTCCTGATGATCCAACCAGTGCAAGATGATCACCTGATTTAAAAGCATCAGACGCATCTCTTTGATGTTGAGTGATAGGAGTTACAGTAACAAGATCGTCTATACGCAATTTCTTAACAGGTTTCACGGCTCTTACATTAGCGACTTTCGTATTGTAATCTTTCATATTTTTACAGTGTTCTCAACATGTCTGCCAGAGGCTTTCTTTACTTTCTTCAAGTAGTCTTTCCAATCACCAGAAGTTTTATTTATTATATTACCAGTGTGCGTGACGAGACCCGGCGCCCTTAGATGCACCTGCTCATAATCTCCTTCTGCAATTAGTGCTTCTAAAGAGGAATAAGGCAGAAACACTTCTTCTATAATATCAGTCTTTTTGTTTCTTATATTGTACAATGGCATGTATTGTTTCTCATAGTTTACATTTATCTATAATAGAGAATGTGACTCGTCCCTGAGTCTCCACCCTAGATATGGATCACCTCCTTAATTGTGCTTGAGTCTCGATTTGATCAATTGCCATATTGAGAAATGTTTGTCTCTTAGCAATTTTAAACGCAGTATCGTTTCTCCCTTTTTTATTTAATCTATGAATATAATGTCCAAGTTCTCGTGAATCACGTCTTAGTCGTTCTATTTGATTACTTTCTATCATAGGCACTCCTTAAGGGTTAGTTTTTGGATTATTTCATAAAATTAATCACGAATTAAGTCTGGCATTGCCTCCTTGACTATTTTCACTGTCAGTACATCAGCGGGACTGGTTTTGCTTATCATAGATACTAATATAGCTGCATCTTGATGATGAACTGCTTCTAGTATCTCAATAAACATACGCTCACGCTTAATCTTGTTAAGTCTTTCGCTATCGCGCAGACCTTTAACAAAATACTTAAACTTTCGATGGTGTCGTGCTAGAGAAGAAGGAGTAGAGCTTTCTTCATTTGGAGTATAGGGTGGGGTGCCTTCAGGTATATTCCACTGAATAGCAGGATCAAATATGCCTTGTAAAACATCTCGTAAATACATTACGTCTGAATATTGTTTAAGAATTGCAACACGCCCTTTATCATCTTTAGCATCTACAATCTTATTTAATATCTCAAATACTTCTAATCGTCTTTCAGTAGGATATGCCATTAATCAATCTCAATCATTTATTATAAGTACTTAAAGCTCATTATACACACTGTTTATATAGTTGTCAAGT